ATCAAAATGAAAAACAAAATAAGGTTTTACTACATAAGAGGCAAACTCTGCTGTACGAACCTCCCTAAACTAAAATGAAAGAATTTAATTTGAGTGAAATGATTTCCAATCCAATATATACTCATGGAAAAATGGATAATGGTATTCTTTTAGTAAAGCATGTCAAAGAATTTATCAAGTTGTTGAAAGATTGTATAGATAAAAATAAATGGGTAATGCAAAAACAACAAAGAGATTGGATATATCCAGTAATCAATGGACTCGCAGGAGAACGGCTAAAATGACGGGGTCTGTCTTAAGCTTAAGCTTAAGCTTGAACCTTAAACTTGGGTTATATCCTGAGCTTCTTAGTTTACTTGACCTTGGTGTTGATAACTACTATAGTAATACCTATAAGCTTAAGACTAAGACATACAATAGACATACTAACCATAAACACAATAGTAGCTTAGTTACTATGGTTACAAGTAAACTCAGGAGGCGAAGGATATGACAGAAGATATGAATAAGTGGATGGATAACATCAAAGCACCAAGCGATCTACCAGGCGGAAAGGGCATGGTAACTGCAATACACCCCCCTCAACCCATAACTACTAAGTTTGGAGAGAGGAAAGCGTGCCAAGTAGTGATCAATGGCTCAGATGGCTCAGTTATCAATACTAAGCTATTCCTACCGCAAGCTTTTCCATTACTGCACCCAAAGAGCAACTTAGCCAAAATATTGAAGTACTATGGCTGTATGGAGCTAAGAGACCTAATAGGGAAAGAGGTAGTGGTCGAGAAGGTTGGAGATATGCTATGGAACATAAAAGCAGAAGACCTGAACTAGATTATTTAAGAGCACGGGTTCAAAACCCGTACTCTAATTTTAAAACAGAACTTAATACAATGGATGAAATAAAGTTTTTACAAGCAATGATAGAAGACCTTGAGAATCACCTTATCATCATCAAGAGGAGGATGATTAAGCTAGATGGAGCTAGACAAGTGGCAGAAACAAGTACTAGCGACTGATGGGAACATTTGCCTTTGTTCTGGCCGTCAGGTAGGTAAATCTACCGTGATAGCCATGAAAGCGGGTGAATATGCCATAAACAACAAGGATAAGACCGTTCTGGTCATTGCTGCAGTTGAAAGGCAAGCTCTACTGCTCTTTGAGAAGGTTTTAAGCTACATCTTAGAGAAATACAAGGGATATATCAAGAAAGGTTCAGATAAGCCCACCAAGCATAAGATACAGCTTAAGAACGGTTCTACCATTCATTGTCTCCCAACCGGTATGAGTGGGTACGGCATAAGAGGTTACACGATAGATCAACTATACGCAGATGAAGCCCACTTCATCCCAGAGGAAGTCTGGACTGCGGTAACCCCGATGTTAGCCACAACCGGAGGAGATATAATCCTCCTGTCGACACCGTTCGGCAGAGAGGGTTATTTCTTTCGTTGTTTCAATGATGACTCTTTCACAGCCTTCCATGTCTCCACAGAGGACGTAGCTGAGTCTAGACCACCTGAAATGGGCAAAAGGATGAAGGAGTTCCTGTTTAAAGAGAAAGGAAGGATGACTCGTAAGCAATACGCCCAAGAGTACCTCGGACAGTTCACAGATGATCTAAACCAGTTCTTTAGTGATACAACCATCAAGAAGTGCATGAAACTAAGTAGAAGAGCCCCTAACCCCAATAGAGACCTCTATCTAGGCATAGACGTCGCTAGAATGGGAGAAGATGAGTCTACCTTCGAAATACTTGAGAAAGCAGAGAACGGTCACCTAATTCACATAGAAAGCATAGTCACTAGAAAGACGCTAACCACAATGTCAACACGGCTAGTCTTGAAGTTAGATAAGAAGTTTAACTTTAAGAGAATCTTTATAGACGACGGAGGAATAGGAGTTGGTGTATTTGACCAACTCCTAGAAGACCTCCAGACTAGACGTAAGGTAGTAGCAGTCAACAATCTAAGGAGAGCTTTAGATCGAGAAGAGAACAGAAAGAAGAAGCTCTTAAAGGAGGACTTATACAACAATATGCTTAACTTAATGGAGCAAGGCAAGATAACCTTCCTTGATGACCCTGAGATATACCAAAGCCTAAAGAGTGTGCAGTATGAGTATACAGGAGGCATCACCGAGGAGAAGAAGCTCCGTATCTTTGGTAATTACACACATATAGCTGAGGGACTCATAAGAGCAGCCTGGAGTGTAAAAGACAAAACTTTAAATATTTACATAGATTACATTTAGCATGGGAGTAATGACAACATCAGGAGCAATCTTAAGAAAGGCAGGTCTAAATGTCTCGACTAACATACCAGGCGAGGCATGGGAAGAGTGGGCGAGTGGTGCAGAGAGTATTATCAACTCACAGACTAGAGAGAATTGGTCTGCTAACTTTGGTGTTCTAAGTGAAAAGGTTAAGTATATCCTAGCTGAGACTGCTGCAAGCATTGCAGCAAAGAGTGCCATAAACTACGATATGTCAGGCTACACTTCTAGAGGCGAAGCTCAGGTTATGTTGGCTGTACTAGACGATCAGATCAATAAGAACCTGAAGACGCTTGAAGAAGAGAAGCATAAGGACTTTATCACAGGAGCTACATAATGGTAAACTTTGGGAAGTTTGGAGTAGGTGGAGAAGCATTAACTAGCTTTGATTATGTAGATATTTCTGATGGTACAGGAGTAGAGGTCTTTAATCTTGGAACAACTAATTCCAATACGGTCTCAGGGGCAGTCTTACGTTCTGATACCTTCTATAGCAATACAGTAACAACAGGAACCATAGAGTCTGCTTCTGGTGCAGTCTTCTTAAAGTTCAATGATGTAGACTTTGATGTTGAGCTTAATCTTCCTAGAAACCTTAAAGGAACAGTTTTAGTTAATATGCCTTCAGGAATATTAGAGAGTGATGATGATAATTTCCATTCATTCATATATGCTAAACTTAGGAAGTGGGATGGTACAACAGAAGAAGACATTGTTTCTGCTTCAGGCTCAGTCTTGTCGAAGTTAACAGGAGGAGCAGGGACATATAAGTATGCTATGGATGCAATCATTATGGACGCTCCTCTAACACATTTTAAAAAGGGGGAGACCCTAAGATTAACAATAGAACAATGGGGGAAAGCACATGACCCTGGACTTCCTAACAAGGGGGCTACGTTCTTCATTGGACACGACCCACAAGGGAGAGCCACAACTGACAGGGACGTTCCGACCTTTGGCACAGACCCTTCTATTGCAACGGTACAAATCCCATTCAAGATAGACGTATAAGATGACAAAACAAGACATAGGACAAGCAACAATATCGGACATGACTAACCAAGTTAGTGACTTCCAAGTTGCTGCTATAAACACCGACGCTGCTACAGGTGCTGAAGAGACAGAGTGGATTAACACAAAGTGGGCTATTTGGCATGGATATTATAAGACTATCCCAGAGTTCAAGACTGCTATCAATGGTTTTGCTACATGGGTGATAGGTAAGGGGTGGGAAGCTGATGAGAGAACTACTGCCTTATTAAATAATATTAGAGGGTGGGGGGAAGATACCTTTCTATCTATCCTTTGGAATCTAATTGTTGTTAAGAAAGTAAGTGGAGACTCTTTCGCTGAGGTGATAAGAAATAAAGACGATGGTACGCTCATTAATCTTAAACCTCTTGACCCTGGAAGCATTAAGACTATTGTTAATGGAAAGGGGATTGTTATAAGGTATGAACAAATTAATAAAATAACTAAGGAGTCTAAAAGGACTTTTATCCCTCAAGATATACTCCACTTATGTAACGATAGAATAGCAGATGAGATACACGGTACTAGCATCACAGAGGCTGTAGAATGGGTCATAGATGCTAGAATGGAAGCTATGAAGGACTGGAGAAGGATGTCTCATAGAAGTACTATCAGAGTCATGTACATAGATGCTGATGATACTACTAAGCTAACTCACGTTAAGAAAGAGTATGCTCAATCTATTGAAAAGGGAGAACTTATGCTTATTCCAGCCAAAAGAGGAGAGGCTGAATTTGCCGACTTAACTGTTCCTCCTATCCAAAACTTCTTAGACTGGATTAAGTACTTAGAGAACTTCTTTTATCAAGCTCTCGGTGTACCCAAAGTTATTCTAGGAGGTAGCGAGGAGTTCACCGAGGCGTCCTCTAAGATCGGATACTTAACCTTTGAGCAGATATACAGCAAAGAAGTAGAAGAGTTAATCAAAGACTTATGGTCACAGTTAGCTATCAAGATCACTATAAATAAACCAGCAAGCATAGAGAATGAACTATTACAAAGCGAAGCAAAGAACACAGGACAAGTTGGCTTCCAACCTAAAGAGACAACAGCAACGCTGGAACGAGAATAATGACACAGAAGAAATTGAAGAAAACCGTAGACTGGAAGATTATCGTGTTTGGCTTAGCATGTATTACAGCAATAGAAATATATGCGTTGAGTCAAGGCATAAACGGAGCGATACTGACAGGAGTGATAGCGACTATTGGTGTAGTTATAGGAGTGACTATCCCAAATCCTATTAAGAGTTAAAATGGCACCAACAAACAACAAAGTAAAAAGAAGAAAGCTGTCAGAGTCAGAGCTAGAAGCTAAGAGACAGAAGAATAAGGGTGTAATTATCGGGGGTAAGGCAGAAGGAGAACGTAGAGCTCCTAGCCCTGAGGATGTAGCAGAGAAGGAAGCAGATAAGCAGAGAAGGATTAAGCTATTTGGAACAGAGAACCCTTCAAAGTCTCAATTACTAAAGGCTGTATTTGCTGCTGAGCATGGGGGTTTAGAGAAGAGAGGCTTAACTCCTGAAGACATACCAACTTCTGCACAGGCACAAGAAGGTTTAGCAGTTAGAGGAGAGAGGGCTCAGGCTGTAGAAGAGATAGAAGGATTATCAAGAAGGGGAGAACTAGCCGAGCAAGTTACTAACCCTGATTTAAGTTTAAGAGGAACAGGGAAGGGAGAGTTTGAAATTTCTCCTTTTGGTAGACCTGAAGGAGTACCACAACTAGGGGCTTTCCCTCAGACTAAGACTATAGATATTGGTGATGGGAGAACTACAGAGGTACTTCAAGAGCAAGCGGATATAGATGACCTCCAGAGACAGACTAAGGGGTTAATAACAACAAACATAGAAGAGACATCATCAATCATAAATGCACAGGCACAAGTACTTTTACTTCAGATTGTCTCAAAGGGTGCTAAAGTAGCAGGGGGTGGCGTAATAGACAAGCAACTTCAGAATATGGAACAGGCTTTAGTTA